TCAAATCTCGCTGTCGGATGCGAATTCCATTATGTCATTCGGCGTACAGTTCAATGCTTTGCAGATCTTACCCACGGTTTCGACCGTGATATTTTCATTCCTGGTCATTTTGGAAATGACATAGTTGCTGATGCCCGCAGCCTTTTCAAGGTCTTTCTTTTTCATATCCCTGTCGATCAGCAATTTCCAGAGCTTTTTATAGCTTATATCCATACCGTCAGCCTCAATTCAATCAGGATTTACTCAAAAAACAGGAACAGCTGGTCTTGGCTGTTGAGAATATAATATCATATTTCTTGCAAAAATGCAAAATAAAGCAAATGATTTTCGCACCCATAAATCCGTCAAAAACACAGATTTGAATATGTATTTCAAGGAAAATCACCACACAGCGATTATCAAAAAAGAGGATTGGATCAAGGTACAAAAGCTGCTGTCAGAGCGGCACAACACAGCAAAACGAGCTACATTGCGCCGTTTGAGCAATCACTTCGTCGCATACCGCGTAAAGGATGGTCTTTTCAAGGGCTAAGTGTCCATTTTCTATCCCGAAAACGCACAGTTGCCACGACGAACAGAGGGCAGCGTGTCAATATGGCAAAGAAAAGCAAACGGCACACAGGCGGTTTTATCCTCAAAAAAAGCCCCGAAGCACGACAAAAAATAAGCCCAGCACCACGCCGTTTGACGTGATGCTGGGTTTTTAGCCGTAAACTCACTCTGAGATTAAGCCAAAGTGCCGCAGCGCATCCTTGATTGCCTCGACCTTCTCAGGCGGGCAGGGATGATACCCTGCATTCGGTTGACCACATCGGACATTCCCACAAAGAGGACGGACTCCAGACGGTCAATCAGAGCGTTGGCAATACAGCCAGCGGCATAGGACTTTCCTGTCCCGACATCCCCAAACAGCAGCAGGCCGATGCCGTCTTGCTTGAAGCTGTCCCAATTTTCTGCGTACTCTTTTGCCTTAGCAAGCTGGGGTGTAACGACGGCATGATCAAACTGCCATCCAGCAGCGGGAATATCGCGGAACGCTTCGGAGCGAAGAGTGGTAATTCGGGTCATGCGTTCAAAATCCCGGCGTTCAGCTTCTTCGCGATCTCGCTTTTCGGCAGCGCACTGACACATGACCGGGTGCTTATGGAAGCCCTGATTTTGTAGATCGGCGGGATAAAACGCTTCTTTTGGAGTGTGACATTTGCCGCAATATTTCAGCCCATCAGAGGGATCGATGTAATCATCAGGTGCGCTGTTCAGCGTTTCGGTCGTATCAATAATAGCGGATAGAATAGGGTTCATATTTTTCATAGACATTCTCCCTCGTTATAATCATCATATGTGTAGTTCTTAGCGGACTTTCCCCTGTTGTCCTCGTCAAGCCATTTTCGGATTGTTGCGTAGTGATTTGCATAGTGTCTGCCGTTGGATGCCATATATCGCGACAGGCGTTGGATGTACTCATCGTACTGATTGGGAAAATCAGCTTGCAGGGCAGAGATTTCACCATCCGAGAGAAAAACATTTTCAAACTCTCCATAACGGTGGCGTGTTCTCTCTGCTTTTTCTGTCTGGCTTTTATCTTTATATTCCTGTTCAGTATTACTTGTGGGCAATTCCTGCCCTATGCTGGGTGAAGAATCCTGCCCATCCATCGGGCAAATATTTCCCTCTGGGCGGGAAGAAAACTGCACCCCATCCGGGATTTGCAAGAATATACGATTTGCCTGATTCCAGCCTTGACGGACGCGGGTTATCAGCCCTGCGTTTTCCAGTTCCCGCAGAGCGGTCTTGACTGTCCTCTCGCTCCGATCAAGATCATTCGCCATCTGCTTGATCGTATAAATCACATACACATTTCCATTCTCAGACTCCCAACCGTTTTTCTGGGAAAGCATGGTGCGGTTCAAAAGCAGCCCGTATAACAGCTTGGCGTTGATGGAATACTCGCCTGTCAGCATGAAGCGCGGCAAGGGAATAAACGGTGGCAGCGCGGTATTGCGTTTGAAATAGATTTTCCATCACTTCCTCTCTGGTACAGCAGGATATTGTGCCTATGGCGGCTTGTCCGTCGGACCTCTTGGAAATGAAACGTCATGCTCAGCTTTTGCGCGTTTGGAACGATAGTGCGGACACTCTATCACGACCGCCCGGAAACTCTGCTTGCAATCATGTACGCATTTCCGGCAGAGGGCGTTAAAGGTGATGCGGCCACGGTCGTTGAGAAAGAACGACCATTCCAGCTTTCTTGATTTACTCATGCGCGGCATATTGTGACCCTCCTTACATTCATAATTCCTGTTTTTGCGATTCTTTCAAAAGCAACCATATTTCTTCCTGACGTGCTTTCAGCTCGGCAATATCGGCAGCATAGAATCGCCCGGTCTGATTGATACGCCGGCAAACCTGATTGATATTGGCGGCAGCATGGCTGACGGCAGCAGCCAGCTTTTTTTGCTCGGTGTAATTGACCTTGATGATGTACCCGTCGATGAGCATCTTGCGGGCGTAAGCGCCGAAGTTGTGCGTTCCCAACTGGCGCATCTTATGTTGGATGAGATTTAGTTCCTGCTCATTCAGGCAGATTTCCTTGCGGATGGGCCGCGTGCGGTCTGGCATGATAAAACACTCCTTTCACTTTACAACGGACAGATTTTCTGCGAATGGGGGGTAACGCAAAAAATTTCTTTTTACTTTTTAACGGACTTTTTTTCTCAAAAACTTGACACCCTCTTAAAAAATATGCGCCCCTGCTTTTGCGAAAGCGGGAGCGCGTTGTATCTGCGGATATGAAATTATGGAGAATAGCAAGCACATCCGGTGTCCGTACACACCGGAAAAATGAGCGTTTCTGCCTTGCAGCCGATACGCTCATTTTCTCTTTTGGGAAAGTCCCAAACCCTTGATTTCTGAATTGGAAATTCTTTCTGAACTTCGCGGGAAACCTATTGATTTTATTCGCTAATCGGACTATAATATATAATGATTTATTGTAACTACGATCAGGCTAACAAGCTGAGAGGACAGACCGGGAGGGCTGCAACCATGAAGTATCTTTCTGTCCCGCAGACCGCCGAGAGGTGGGGTATCTCATCACGGCGCATACAGATATTGTGCAACGAGGAACGCATACCGGGTGCGGTGAAAATCGGCAACAGATGGGCAATCCCCGATGATGAGCCAAAGCCCGCAGACGCGAGAATCAAAAGCGGAAAGTACGTTAAGAAGCCCGCCGAAAACGAAAAATGAGCCGCAGATTATATCAGCGACTCTAACTCGAAATAATGGGGGCTATTCCATCCCGCGGGTGCGAATGGGCGCACTGACCCCTTGTCACGAATCTACCTAAATCGTCGATTCGACAAACGATGACAGCGTTGGACAAAAAATTAGTCCTTCCGAGACAGGATAGGTCTTTCACCACAATAACCGCTATATGAACATAGCCAGAAGTGACCCTCATTACTACTGAGGGTCAGGGAAGAAATACCCTCACTTGAAATGAGGATAACACGATTACGGAGGAAATCAGCCATGCCAACACTTGAATGGATTGGAAAAAGCAAGGTCATCAATCACCATCAGGAAGTACCGTTTCGGGTGTTGGAGCGCAAGTACAGCTTTGATGAAAACGGGCAGCACAACGAAGATAACGGCAGCGAGAATATGATTATCCGGGGCGATAATCTGGAAGCCCTGAAAGCGCTGCTGCCCCGGTATGAGGGGCGTGTCAAGTGCATCTACATCGATATAAAAACACCGAGATTGATACAATTTAATTATTCCTCTGCCGATTTTGCCGCTTGAGGGGTAAGTTATCGTTTGAGGGGTAAGTTGTGGAAGTCGGGGTATCCCGGCTGTTTTTATCGGTAGAAATGTTCATACATCGTCGGTATAATAGACGGCGAGAAAATGAGAATGAAGGAGTAAAATATGACACACTCAATGCAGCTGACGCCGTCTCCTTTTCAAATGATTAAAGAAGGTACAAAAACAATAGAGCTTCGGCTGTTCGACGAGAAAAGAAGAAAAATCCAGATCGGAGACATAATTGAATTTTCAAATACTGAGACCGGCGAAAAAATCGGCGCAAAAGTAAGTGCGCAATATGTCTTTGATTCTTTTGAGTCGTTGTATAAAGAGCTTTCGCTTCTGGAGTGCGGTTACACTGAAGCTGATATTGAAACTGCCTCGCCCGACGATATGAACATGTACTATTCAAAAGATAATCAGCAGAAATACGGAGTTGTAGGAATCAGAATAGCTTTGCTATAGGTTCATTTTTTGAGGTAATCGCCATGAAGCAAATCACAAACAAGGAATACGAAGAGTGGCAGAAATACAAAGCGGAGAAAGCGAAGGGCCACATTCTGCTGCCGGATACCGTCCGGTTCATCTGCGAGGCCAACGGCTATGACGCAGAAAAGATCGGTCAGCACTTCCTTGAGATCCTGCCGAAAATCACAGAACAAGGAGACGGTTTAAAACTATGGCAAATCTACCGCTCGTGGATACTGTGCACCATGCTTTGCAGGCGTGGTGCATTTTTGCGGGGTTCGCCCTGACGCACCGGGACAACGATGACAGAAGGGACGCAATCGTCTTACGACTCCCGAAATCCTCGCTGCTGCACCTTTTTCGTGCAAGGGCGGTTGCCGATCTGCTTTTTGCAAAAGCAGCAAAGCGCTGCAGCTTCCGTAATGCATGGATTGGGTCTTTTGAGCGTCATTCCTTTTTGCCGTGAAGCCCTGGCAGAAGAGTGACTTAGCGCAAACGCGCGCAAAGCCAATCCAGAAGATTCTTTTCTTTTGCTGTGCCATCGGCAATTGCAATGAACATATCTGCCAGCTCGCCGGAGCGGAGGGTCAAATCATAGCCATTCCATTTCAGAAGGAGCTGTGTCATCATGGCGCCGATTCTCCTATTGCCGTCCGCAAAAGCGTGATTGGATGCAAGACCAAAGCCGAGCCGGGCGATCTTTTCCACATCCGACGGAAAAAGCTCCTGCCCGTCAAAGGTCTGCATCGGAGCAGAAACGGCTGCCTCCAATCCGTTCCGATCCCGGAGACCATCCAAGCCGCCGCTGCCTTCTATGACACGGCTGTGGATCAGAATCATGTCTTCTGCCGATATCCAGATCATTCCGCCATCCTCTTATAATCAGAAGCAAATTCAGCAAGCAGCCGATCCGTATCTGCCAGCATTTTTTCACGGGAGATCTTTGCGGGTTCATCCGTGATCGTAACCGCGAAGGGCATCCCCTTCGCCCGCACAAAAGCGTTGGCGAAGATGTTAAAAGCAGTGGAAGTGGTCATACCCAGCTGATTGCAGATGGCACTCATTTGCGCCTTCACCTCAGAATCTATACGAAAAGTCATGTTTGTATCCATGGCGTTGCCTCCTTGCACTACGATTATAGTACATATTATGTGCAAAGTCAAATCGTTTCATTCAGGCCCCATTTGCTTGTGTTGCTTCTGCAAGTCCTATTGTCTGCGGCACACAAGGGTGCCCACGATCCCCGAAAATGATAACTTTCTGATGTCTCTCCCATCCTGACGTTGACGATCGCAGAAACGACAGTATCTTTCCGACCGGCTTCGCTGCCGATGGTTTTCCTATCATGGCCGCAACAAATTCGGGCATACAATTTGCTTATGGCCGGATTTGTTCAAAATATCCCCAGTTTCATTCCAAAAACATTCCCAGACCGGCAATAAATAAAAAGTTACCGTTGTTGATATAGTATCAACAACGGTAACAGATTTGGTGCGAGTGCTGATAACGGATTTCATAAAACAATGAATTAACCGGCAGAAACACACATATTTCATCTCGCACACATACAGCTTCTTTAGAATTTTATTCGCACATTCGATTTTTACTGGCCTCTCCGTTACAATGATAGCACAAGGAGGGCAGAATATGAAACAAAAATATCATCTTGCAATGGATGATGCAGAGCGGCGGCTTCTCATTGGAAGTCTGAATGATCTGCGCAGCAGGCTCATCGCAGAGGGCAGATATGCCGACGCTGTTGACGAAGCGCTGCTGAAAATCATCGGTGCAAAGCGCAAGAAGTTCAAGGTCGTATACACGGGATGAATGGAGGGAAGCACAATGACGGAGTTTGAAAAGTTGGGCGGCACATACCGACAGGTGGGTGATTATTATCTGCCGAATCTTGAGATTGATAATCAAATCAAGGTGCAAATTGGTGTTTGGGGACAGCGACACCGGCGATTTTTGAAGGAGAACCACCGGGTGAGATACTACAATCTGTTGACCACCGGGACGCTGAACGATTATCTTGCCGAGATAGAGTCTCGGGCACAGGCGATGTTTGATATGCTTGTGAGGGAACTATCCGAAAAAGAAAACTTGACCGAAAAGCTCAAAGCAAGTGACCCGATGGAATGGGTCAGGCGGAGCAATAACCTCCGCAATCGAGCTACAGAAATCGTAAATGCAGAGGTCATTTTCGTGTGAGCAGCAACAGAATTTGATCGGAATCAGAGGCGCAGTCAGATGCAGGTAAGCACCGGCTGCGCCTCTTTTTCGTTGCGCTGAAATAGTCTGCATTATCTTAGCGAGCAGACTGTTTTTACTCCTATCGGAGCCAAAGCAGTACGGCTGCTCCCGATGCCTGTGTCATCTTAGCGAGCAGTGCCTTTTTACTCCGTTCTGCCGAACTGCGCAAAAGGCCTCGTTAGGGACACCCTAAGACCCATTTATCCGATGCCGAAGAATCGATCGAAGAAACCCTTCAGTTTATCAATGATGGTCTGCTTCTTTGCTGCACGGTTTCCACCGCCGAAGCGGGAGATTGGCGGCATCAGCCGGTCAATATCCGTGCCTGTCGTTTTGACAGAGCCGTCACGGAAGGCGCTCTCCATAAAGCGGCGAGTCTCGTCGTCTTTCAGGTTTTCCTCCTGAATGATTGCGACAAGCTGCCGTTCTTTTTCTTCGGCGACAAAGGTACGCCATTCCAGCATCACATCTGATACATCGTTGATTCCAGCAATGAAGGTTTCGATCAACGCCTTCTTACTGCGCAGTTCAGGACTGGCGTCCACTGCTTTGAGGATTGTGATAAGCACTTCCTTGTCATCGCAGTGAGAATCGTGGTATTTCTGCACCAAAAGCAGGATGTAATCTATATTGATCTCGATCTGCTTGATCAGTTCGATTTCAAAAACGATGTCATCGGTGATGTCCTCTTTTTCGCCACCGGGCTTGCGGTTTTTCCACTCATCCCGTAAGTCCTGATAGCGGCCAAGATAATCCTGAAAATCCCGCTCGCTCAAAATTTCGCTTCCGGCAAATTCGTCAAAGGAAGTCAGAAGGTTGCGCATACGCAAAATCGCACCGAACAGAACAATAAACTCCTTCTGCCGCTGTTCGCCGGTAATGCGTTCCTCTGTCAGCGGGAATTTCGTTGTCAGTTCCTCAATCATATCCTGGTAGCCGGGGTGATATTTTCCGTCGACATCCTCGTAGCCAAAGTAGTAATCCTTATAGCCACGCATCAGGACGATACCGCCCGCTTCCTTATCGCCAAACAGAGAAATTGCATCGTCGGTGCGCTTTTGCAGATTGCGGAAGCAAACGATGTTGCCGAATACCTTGATGGAATTGAGAATGCGGTTTGTGCGAGAATAGGCCTGAATCAGGCCGTGCATTTTCAGGTTTTTATCCACCCACAGCGTATTCAGCGTCGTGGCGTCAAAGCCGGTCAGGAACATATTGACCACGATCAGCAGGTCAAGTTCCTTGTTCTTCATGCTGCTTCGCCAACTCACCACATGCACAAATGAAGACCATGTTAGAAGAACAGTGGAATAATGTCTTTTCCTGACTGGTGGGCACAGCATCAAGAGTTATTCCTTGAAAAAATGGTACAAAAAATGCTCGTCAACTACGGCAACAAATTGACAACCTCGGCGACAAATGATATAATGATAATAGGCTGGTGTTGCAAATATCTGCGGTGGACGACGAATTCGCATCATCGATGGTTCAAAGAACTGTTTTTATCGATTTGTGAACCAACCAATGAGGCAAAACTATCGCATATTATCAGTGGCTTGCTGTAATAATGCTTAGTTTGAATATAAAGTACGATTTTTTAGTCGAATTGCTTCGCCGAATGATTCGACTAATGGCGGAGCTTACCCAAATGAATTACTG